AGCAGATCTGGAAGGAGTTTGATAAACTAAGTAAAAATAAAAAGTATAACGATCAATTGGATCGTGTACGTGCTATGCGTGTTCAAGGTGTGGACTCTGAGAAGGTTGATGCAGCTCAACTTGAGGTGTATTCAGTCCTTAATAAGGTCATGCTAGAAGCACAAAAGGCAGCTGAGAAGCGGCTTCAAAGTGATAACCCGGATATGTGGGAAGCCATCAACCTTAGTATTCGTAACAAGAATCTACTTAAGCAAGGTCGAGTAGATGATGCGCGACGTGCTGCTGATCGTAGGGAACAGATCCGACAATTAACTGAAATGTACCGATAGGGGTATAACGAGTCAATGGCAATTACTCAAAATACATACACAGGGAACGGATCAACCGTTCTCTTTTCTTTTACTTTCCCATATTTAGAAACTACTGATATCAAGGTTTCCTTGAACGGTAGTGTAACAAATGCATATACCTTAGCCAACGCTACAACGATCCAATTCAACACTGCACCTGCCAATGGTGTAGCTATTCGGATCTACAGACAAACCGATGACACAGGTCTGGCGGCTCAATTCTATCCGGGTTCTGCTATTCGTTCGCAGGATCTGAATGATAACTTCACTCAGAACTTGTATGTAACACAGGAGTCAGTACGTGAAGCTGAGATTGCTAACACCACGGCTGACAGTGCTGTGGTCACAGCTAACTCTGCTGTTACCACGGCTAACGCTGCTACAGCAACCGCTAACACAGCCTCTAGCAATGCAAGTGCTGCAGTAGCTACGGCTAACACTGCCTCTAGTAACGCTAGTGCTGCTGTGTCTACGGCAAACACGGCAAGCTCTAATGCCACCACAGCGGTCAACACAGCTAACGCTGCTACTGCTACGGCCACCAGTGCTGCTGCTGATGCCTCTACGGCACTTAGTACTGCTAGCACTGCACTATCTAATAGTAGCACTGCACTCTCCAATTCTACTACTGCTGTCTCGACGGCTAATAGTGCGGCTAGTGATGCAAGTACAGCTCTCAGTAATTCCACTACAGCTTTGAGTACTGCTCAGACTGCTGAAACCAATTCAAACACAGCAGTTAGTGCTGCCAATACCGCATCGGCTACTGCAAGTGATGCAATTACACTTGCTAGCCAAGCTATCAGTCTTGGTCAAAAAGCCTTTCGTGATCTTTATAACGCTGTTGCAGGTGCTGCTGGGTCAAAGATTATTGACCTAGGTAATCTGACATCAGGTTGTAATTCTGATTATTTCGCTGGTGAAAACGGCGGCACTGCAGTTTACAACTGTGCAATCGGTTGTGGCGTAACTGATCTTGGTACTCTTTGATTATTATTTATTACAATGGCTGATCAACTTCAACTTCGTGGTGGCACAACTGCTGAGCACGCTTCATTTACTGGTGCTCTTCGTGAAGTCACTGTAGACATTAATAAAGATACTGTTGTCGTTCATGACAACACAACAGCAGGTGGACATCCACTTGCAAAAGAAGACCTGTCTAATGTAAGCGCAGCTACTACTGCAGCTAAGCTTGCAAACCAGACAGTAGCATTTAATGGTGGAGCTGCTGCAACACCAAGTGTTACCTTTAATGGCGACACGAATACTGGTATTTATTCCCCCGGCGCAGATCAATTAGCCATCTCGACTAATGGAGTTGGCAGGTTATTCGTTGATAATCAAGGTCGGGTGGGGATTGGCACTACGACGCCTGGTAGCTACAACGCTAGTACAGACGATCTAGTTGTCTTTAGCTCTGGTAACACAGGTATTTCGATTGTTAGTGGGACTTCTTCGTATGGAGGACTCAACTTTGCTGACGGTACTACGGGAAATGACGCATTCCGTGGATTTATTCAATATCAGCATAATAGCGACGCCCTATTATTTGGCGCTAACGCAGCCGAACGCGCCCGTATCGACAGCTCCGGCAGGTTGTTAGTTGGCACGTCTAGTGCGCGTGAGGTAAATGGAGCCAACTCTCGATTAGTGCAGATTGAAGGTACAAGCACTACCACAACAAATTTGTCTGTTGTGCGAAACAGCAATGATGATGCGGGTCCGGTTATTGCCTTTGGAAAAACCCGGTCTGCGAGCAATGGAGGGTCAGCGCTTGTAGCGGCAGATGATGTATTAGGGGGGATTGGCTTTGCTGGAGGAGACGGGGTTGATCTACGCTCCATTGGAGCACAAATTCTTGCCTATGTAGACGGCACCCCTGGCGCTGACGACATGCCAGGCCGCCTAGTGTTCTCCACTACTGCCGACGGAGCGAGCAGCCCGACGGAGCGGATGAGGATTCGCGCTACGGGATCGACTGATTTCTTTGCTACCTCGGGAGGACACAATCTAAAAACTGCTCAAAGTGGTTCAAGTGATGTGCTGGCGAACTTTTACAAGTCTGCAACTGGAGTTTTTGACGGCACGCTTTGCGCGCGTGTTATGGCTGATGGTGATCTAGAAAACAGCAATAACTCCTACGGGGGTATCTCCGACATCAAGCTGAAAGAGAACATTACTGACGCCAACTCCCAGTGGGATGATTTTAAGGCACTGCAGGTGCGTAACTATAACTTTAAGTCTGAAACTGGCTACGACACTCACACCCAAATCGGTCTAATCGCCCAAGAAGTTGAACTCGTCTCCCCTGGTCTCGTCAGCGAATCCCCTGACCGCGACGCAGAAGGGAACGACCTTGGCACTACGACTAAGAGCGTCAACTATTCAGTGCTCTATATGAAGGCAGTGAAGGCGCTGCAGGAAGCAATGGAGCGGATCGAGCAACTGGAAACTGAGATGGCTGAGGTTAAAGCCCAGCTCTCGTAGTCCTACTCACTAAACACATATTATTATCATGTCTACTCCTGGTATTGACTTTCCTTTTACCGTGTTCAAGATTGCCAACATGGAGCGCAAGCTTGATGAAATCGGCACGGTCTACACCGTTCACTATACGGTGACTCGTTTCCGTGATGGTGAGCAAGCTGGTGCTTATGGCTCTCTTGGTTTTGAAGCACCTGAAGCTGACGCTATTCCGTATCCCCAACTGACAGAAGCTATTGTCATTGATTGGGTAAAGAACAAACTTGGTGATGAAAAGGTCACTGAGATTGACGCAGCACTCGATGCACAGATCACTGAAAAACTGACTCCTACGACTTCTACTGGAGTCCCTTGGTAAACCTTACCTTTAGGTAAACATCATGATCACCATTCTTGGTATCAAAGTGTCCTATGAGGCACTTGCATTCTTCGCTCTTTTCATTGGCTCCGAAATTATCGGTGCTTCTAAACTGCGTGAAAACAGCATTGTTCAAGTCCTGCTGCGTGGTGTAGAGGCAATCAAGCCTCACCGCACTGAGGATGACAAAATCCAAAGCATTAAGGATACATTCAAATGAGCATCAAACTCCTTGACGTTATTAAAAACTACAAGGGGTTACCTCATCAAAAGCAAGCCATTGAGGCTCTAGAGCGTCTTCTAGGGTCCTTTGGCTTGTCTGATGATGCGGAGTGGGTAAAGATCTGGCGTACACCTGCTCCTGTAGCTCCTCAACAATTCACTAATTCCTGGGAAGGTATTGAAGCCGCTGCTCGTGCTGCTGGAGCTAAGTATCCAGAGGTTGTCGCTGCACAATGGGCACTCGAATCAGCATTCGGTACTGCATTAAGCGGTAAGAATAACTATTTCGGGATCAAAGGTACTGGTACTGTTAAGACCACCTGGGAAGACTACGGTAATGGTCCAGTAACGATCAAGGCATCGTTTAAGGACTTCGCTACCCCTTACGACTGTGTAGAGCATCTTGTTACTCAGTGGTACAAAGATTACAAAGGCTACAAAGGCGTCAATCGAGCCACCTCTCGTGAAGACTGTGCATACCTACTGAAGAAGGAAGGTTATGCTACAGATCCTATCTATGCACAGAAGTTGATTCGATTGATGGAGCAACATGAGTAGCACCACTCATAACATAGTACCTGGTAGATTTTCCAAAGGATTACCTGTTACAACTAAGGTTCATTTTAAGAGTTCAACTAACAGTACCAATGCTACTTCTGTAAAGAGTAGTCCTGGTATTGTTTTTAATGTAATTATCCACAACACACATACTGGTGGTGGTAGTGGAGCGGCTATTGCATTTAGATTATACAATAAAACTACAGCTCCTGTTGTAGGTACAGATGTTCCAATAATTATTATCCACGTACCTTCCGGTAATTCTAAAGAAATTAATTTTACTAGTGGTGTTACTTTTACCGATGGAATCGCTTATTCTATTACTGGAGGCGATGATTTGCTTGATGCTACCGTTGTTGATGCAGATGGTGTTCAACTTTACATGGGGTACGTGTAATGATTGAAGCAGCATCAGCAGCGGGCATTGCCCTCCTTACTGCCATCATCTCTGTACATAATCGTCTTCATACCAAGATTAGTGAAGTGGATAGCCGTGTAGACAAAGTAGAACTCCGTGTAGCTGAGCACTACGTACAAAAACAAGAGCTATCTGCTGCTCTTCAAAAGATGGAGGATCACATGATCCGCATTGAAAACAAACTAGATCAAATAGCTCTTAGACATGGCTAAGAATAAAGCAACTGAGGACATGTTTAACGAGTTACATAATCTCGTTACTACTGAGTTCCTCAATCGTATTAAGAGCGGTGAAGCTACTGCTCAAGAATTAAAAGCTGCGTGTGATTGGTTGGCTAAGAACGATATCAGTGGGGTTGCTT